CATTGCAAATCTATATTCATGTCGCTTCCGTTCAAGAAGAACTTATTATAATAGTCGTATGCTGACCCTGCTGTTGCGTGGAATGTTGCCGTAAATTCGTAATCCCTGTTTCCCCCTATTGGTTCCCCTACGTTTCTTGTTCCATTCAGGTAGTGCTGTGCATCAAGGTTATTGTTCAAACTCCAACTGAATTCTTTCATTGTATTGACATTACCGTCTATACCCCCACCTGAAATGACAATCTTAAAATCATCCCACTGGTAAGGAATATTTGTTGACGCTGTAACTGAAGTTTTGGCACTTGTATCTAAAGTCCTTGAACCTGCTATGTATTCAATCTCCTGAACCAATTCTTCTGCTTCGTTGCAGGATAATGTGTACCTGTTTACCTTTACTCCTGAGTATTCCCTCCTGAAATGTGAACCCGCCACTGCATCCTGTGCATCTTCAAACGCAAAGCTTGGCAATGCACCTGATTCCGTCACTGTCCTTGTGCTTGTTGGCGAACCAGCCTGTGCCAATTTTCCAAAAGCATACGGTGCCATTGTAATCTCTTGTAGTTTATCTACACGTATAGTCCCTGTGTATTCAGTTGGTCCTAGGAGTATTGTATCTACGTTTCTATTCCCACCGCCTATGTATCGGATGAATTCATAACCTTCTGACTCGTCTGGAGCGTGTGCCCCGTCTTCTGTCATGTACCCGAACCATTGCTGTGTTCCTGTCATCCCTGCTTTGTATGTTCCCCCTTCTGTTGCCCAAGTCATTTGAGTATCTGCACCTAACATAACTTTAGTCATAATCTTTCACCTTTCTTTTTATAACATCCTTTCCAATCGGGCATCGGCACTAAGTGGTCGAATGCTTTATTAGACACTTCGACTGGGACTCCCTTTTTTCCCGTAATGATTTCATTCCCGAAATTAACTCTCCCTTCTTCCATTCTTCCTATATATATTACTTTCATATTATCAACTCGTATAATGACTATATCTAATTCGGGATATTTTCCTGTGTACCCCGTCTATACCTGGCTCGTCTATGTTCCAAGTATTCAAAAGTTTAAAATCATGAAGCCCTATTAAGTGAGTCCCCGATACAGGGCTAGTTCCAAGTTGGTTAGTCCTCACAGTATCATAGAAGTCATTCCAAATCTTATCCCTTCCACTTGCATCGTACCCTATTGTCTTTGAGAATATATCGACTTTGAAAGTCAGGTTTAATTTAGACGCTTCGTTCCCAGCTCCTAATCTTTCATCGGAAATGTTGTCGTCTGTCAGGACTATGAATGGAAACTCTGTTGGTCGTTTTGGATATGCAGTCATTATGAATTTAGAATTAGAACTTCTAGTTGCTGATATTGGGTCTGTGGTTCCACTGGCGATTATACTCCTTAAAGTAAGAATGCTATCACTAAGAATAGATGTACTATTTATCGCCATGATAATTCCTCCGCAATGGACTAATATAAAAATCAAGAAGGTCACTTAAATATTTATCATTTAAGCGAGGCATTTACCTTTGCCTGTATGTTAGAAATAATGTCAAATAAAGTCCCCTCAACTGCCGGAATTAGAAACGGTCTTCTCATGAATTGCCCCTCTAGTTCAGGCATTCCCCTTCCCCATGCTGCGTGCATTGCGAACTCTTTTGAAATGTAGAATCCAAATTCCTGAAATGCCCCATAATATACTGGAGTGCCTATTGCAACTACCCCGAACCCTTCCTTTTCTGTGTTTATTGAATCCCTTAAGAAACCCGTATCCACTGGACATAAACTTTTAGCAAGAGGTTCCGTGATATTTTTTACAGAATTGAATAATTCATCATCAGCTACAGCTAAAGCATCCTCGCTTTTATCCAGTTTGCTCAATGCCGCTGAGATGTCAACATTGACTTCTATCATACTCTTTTACTCCTCAAGTAAACTTTTGTATAAACTACATTGGCGTTATTGGGATAAATAGAAATAGCACCGTTTGGTATCGGAGCAACCTTCCAGCTTCCCCCGTCGATGACTACATCGGCTAGTTCGTTTATCTCAAGTCCACTAGGGAAGTATGCTTTCATATCCTGACTCTTGAGCAATCCCATCTCTATGAACTGCCTCTCCTCTCCCCCGTATCTAGTCGACACTGGCATGAAATAACAGGAACCACCCTGGTTAGTTCCCGAAGCAGTTGTAGTTGCGATGTCATCATAACTCCCCGCTACGTAGGAAACCGTGTTATTTTGGACTAAGTATTTTATACCATACTCTCTGGCTGCCTGTGCGAACTTGCTTCCCAATATGCTGTAAAATGACAATAAAATCACCTAATACGTTCTGTTATATTTGAATTTCCTTCCAATCATCTTAATTGATTGATTAGCCTGTTCTAGGCAAAATTCCATTGATTTGCTCTCAGGTGAATCAGTTGCTGCCCCAACGCTGAACTCCCCAACTTTTGTGTTGAAGTTAATGTCTGGGGTTTCGTTGCTCATGAACTGATAAGTATATACGCAACCCATGTTGATTAAGATATTCTTATATCTGTCTGGCACGTCTGTCGTGCTTATAGTCTCTCCAGTGAAGTTCTGTATATCGTATATTGCGTTGTTGATGTAGGTTGTAATGCTTCCTGCGTCTAACGCACTCGGTATGTTTGGGACTCTCTTTTGCACCTCAACTGCTACACTTCCCGTACTCCATGTTACCATTTAACCAACCCCACTTACTAATTGCAAAACCAGACTCCCTATAGCTGTCGTTAAAATCAGCCACTGGAACTTCTTCAACCACTCAATATCTGCCTTCATTCTCGATATGTCTGACTGCACCACCCCTAATTCGTCATTTGACTTCGCTATATGGTTCATTATCTTATTCAGGTCTCTCGAACTTATCGTTACCATTCGCTCACCTAGTAATAATAAACCCTTATTTTATTTACAACTTTAGCATTGCCCATTGCACTGCCTAATACTTTCAAAGGTAAATCTCTGCATACGTATTCTGTCCATGCTCCTGACGCACCTGGAACTGCTGTGCTGGTATTGTCCACTATCGGCACTCTTGGATAGTCAATTATATCTGCATTGACATCTCCTTTTGCGAACCAAATCTGCTCGCCTGTTCCGCTTACTAAAAGCCATATAGAACCAGTTGCACTTCCTGCTGAGCTTGAATCATACCAAACCTTGTGTACCCTTCCGTTTATTCCTTCCCCGCCGTAAGTTTCGCTAATAACCCCAGTTGCATTTGCAACCATACTTCCCCCGTCTGCGGGTATATCTACATATTTAATTCTCATTCTTTTTTCACCATCCATGCTTTACGCATCTCTAAATGGAGTAAAAAAGAGGACTAGCAAATTGCCAATCCCCTGTGACATTTACTACATTCATACATTGTCTGATTATCAGACTTGCGGACTAACAATAATTCTCCTCCGCAATGATTACAAATAAGCCTTGCCTCGGCTGGTTTAGTCTCGACCACTTCTGGTTTGACCTCCAACACGGTCTTTGGTATTCCTACTTTAGTGCCCTTCTTGGCACTTCTCAATCTCTTTCTCCTAGCCATTAAATCGCCTATAGACCTCCAACTGCAATCCAATAAAAGTCCTGACTTGCTGCTCCTAATGACCATATCTGAATACTTCCAACACCTATGTTTCCAGTTGTGAAAGTATAGTCTTCATTAGCTGCTTGCTTTGCTGATGTAACGCTAACCGATGGTACTTTTGTAAATGCTGTCGGGAATGTTAACCATACCGTCGAGCCTGCACCCGTTGCTCCTGAACCTGCTTGTATCAATACTTGCTCCTTACTTACTGGTGAACCAATGCTTGCTACTGGAACTTGATAACCAAGTGCCATAGCACTTCCACCTACATAAATGTTTGTCCCTGAAAAGATTAACTGTGTCCCTGATGCCTGGATAAATCCTGTTGCTGATTGTAATGGGTCTGAACCACCAACGATGATTGAGTCTGTCCATAATTCTCCTTGTTTGACTCCTGCTCTTGAACCTCTTCCACTAAATGTCATTCAAATCACCTAACTAGTAGTTATTTTACAGATAGCACTTGTTCTAAGTTCTTTACACTTGATTCTCGTGGTTATTACAGCACCTGACATGTCTTTTATCAAGTCATTGTATCTCTCAACAGTCACTGGTCTCTTTTCGGCTATTGCAAATGCGTGGTTTCTGTCTATAACGTAAGCATATAGCGTGTTATAGATATTTCCTGAAACTAAGTGGACATTCATACCGAAAATAGTTCCGATAAATCCGCTTGACAACATTTCATTTGAACCAAATTTCTGTGCTTCAACGAATGTGTCTATGTTTCTTAAGTCATTTGCAACTTCTGGACCTACTATTAAATCCGTAGCACTGAAATCTGCATCTTCCAAGTATTGCATAGCTCTTGTAATGTTTGCTATGGTTATACTTGCTCCGCCTGTGACTGTGTTTGCGGCAGCGTCTAATACTACCTCGTATAGTTCATTTTCGTTCTCAGCCATCTCTCTTCCTGCATGCTTAATCGCATGAGCAATCAAATCCCATTTCGAGTCTTCCATCATTTCCTTTGTAATCAAAGGTCTGACGGCATACTTTACTGGTTTAAGATTTGTGCTTGTATAGTCAGGTGTATCGAGTGGTATAGCTGCACCTTCTGCAACCCTGAAAACTTTCATACTGTCTTCAGTCACTAGGTCTATATCTAGACTTGAGCCTTGAATCCCTGCTGGTCCAACGTAAATCGCTGCTAAATCTCGCCCTAAAAGTTTCTTTTCAACTGCCTCGACTAAGGTATTGTAAATTGTCCTTGGTATAAGCAATTGACCTTCAGTTCCTGCGTCCCGAGTTAATGGTGTTAAATCTGCTACCATATTCATCTCCTCCTAAAAGTGTAGCCTCGCTACAACATATTTTTCTTCTGCACTAGCTCCTGTTAGAGCTGTTCCAATTCTTAATGTCTCTGAACCCGTGACTTCTCTTGTTAATTCTCCAAAGTAATTCACTGACCCAGTAGCACATAATGCCATTCCTGGTGTTATTCCATTTGAATCAGATTCTACAATGAATGTCCCTCTTGAAACAACACCTATTTCGTTTCCGCTTGTCGCTGTCGTAAGTGCTAATCCAACTACTGTATTGGCTGCTGTTTCGTCGTCTGCTGCTGATTCAACAGTACAAAGTTGAATATCAGTATATGCTAGACTTGATACCCCACTTCCAGTTACTACGTCATCTGATGTTCCTGTTGCACAGACAATAAATCCGCCTGAGATTGTCTCCAATGCTACTCCTGTGAATGAACTGTCGTCATCGCTTACCATCATTAATCTATCGTATGTTGCCATTTACTCCGCCCTCCTCAATTTTCCGTCTGAACTTGGCATAACGTAAAAACTTGCGTTGCCTCCCCCAGCTCCTTCAACAATTAAATTTGTCGCTGTTTCTTTTGTTGTCTCCCCTACTACCGCTTCAGATTTCGCTCCTTCCTCAAGCTTTTTCTTAAGCTCTTTGACTTCCTCTTCAAGTTTCTTAACTCTAGTCTCTTCGGCAATCTTCTTCAGCAGGTGTTTCTTCGACCTCTTCGGTCTTTTCTTCCTCTGCCATATTTTCATCCTCCTGTATTAAATTATAACCCTCTGCAATCGCCTTTCCAAAAGACTCTCCCGCTAAAAACGCAGAAGCATTCTCTATTCCAGGTGTCTTCACAAAGGATAATCCTGTAAAGTTAATACCCTGAGCTATATATTTGTCATCTTCTTTCACAAGCTTTGGCACTATAGCTTCAATGCTTACATACTGCCATAACTTATTTCTGACCATCTCCACTGCATCAGGGTGCTTGTGAGTATTAAAAATCCTTGCGAAGTAATTCACATTATTCCCGTCGAATTCCACATTTTCAATCAATCCTATATTATCTTCTGGATTATCATTATGTCCGACGGACAAGTTCTTCCCCCCTAAGGTTGGATATGATTTCTCAAGTTCTTCGACTTTGTAAACGACATTATTCCTACTTGTAGTGGCTGCAATCGCAACTCCCTTGACAAAGGCTTCGTTTACCTTTCCCTGCTTTATGGTTTCCCACACAATAGGCATCATATATTTAATCGGTACATTCTCCCTAATGACTCCATCCAATCCTTCCTTTTCCACTTTC